CACTTTGTTCCTTGACAATACTTCATTGATTTAAAGTTTGGGTTTGATTTATTTCCCAAGATTTACTTGCTGTTCTGTATTGAGGTTTGCCATTGTTTACTTCTTCTGTTGCCCATACATCAATATACTTTTTGTATGGATAACCGAATTTTTTATGTTTCCCCTCGAAACAGTTTTCATCAAGAGTTGCTTTACGTTCAATAACCATGTCGTGTTTTTCGGCATAGTATTTGATATAAAAGATTGCGTTATTAAAAGGGGATTTCGTCATCATTTTCCTCTTTCTTTTTTAGCAATTCATTTAGTCTTTCATTTTCTTTAGTAGCTACCAAAATCTTTTGTTCTGTTTCATTTTTTAATTGATACAAAACAAGTAATTCTTTCATAACTACCATGTGGTCGGTATGGTTATACTCTTTTGACATTTTACTTTCTCCATTATTGTTAAACATGGGAGATTATAACATATCTCCCATGTTCATGTCAAACGATTTATTGTGTGGATTGTTGCGTGTTGTATGCCTTACGTAGAGCAATTTTTTGTTCTCTTGATATGCTCTTATTCTTCATGCCTTTAATTCTTTCAGCAAGATTTTTCGGATTGTAAATAACTAGACCGGTACTATTAGTTCTAATTATTTCTGCGTCATTTAAAGCAAGACCGAGTTCAGTTGCTAACTCAATCCCCTCATCTAAATATCTATAACCTTTTAAACCAAGTTTAATTTCTTTCATTTGATTTAAAACACTCTCAATCCATTTTTCGTGTGCCATGATCATTTGACCTTTAGCCTGTTGCCAAGTCATCAAGATTGCATACTCATTTTCAGTACAAGCAATAGAACGATCACGACAATATTCTCGACCAATTAAATCAAGGACATAATCTTTATTCCACTCTTGTGAAAATTTTATGTGATCATTACTCTCTCTACCTGTTGAACCAAGTCCAAGATATTTTTCGTTAGCATCATTAACTTTAGTCCAATGTGGATTGGCGTGATTATCTTTTTGCTCAATGTTTATATCTGGATTACACCCATCACGATTTTTGAGTTCATCACGATACATGGCATAAGCAAAGTCGTTTTGATTTCCACTTTCTTTACCATTGATATTGCCATTGAGTTTAAAGTCAAAATGACTTTCAACGTATTTGTCTTTCATAACCACTTTGTCATTTTCATCACGATCTTCGACTTGACCTTGATACCCAAAATGGAAACAACTATCTTTCGCAATAGTGTCCACGTTTTGAAACTTGTTTTGTAAATGATAAGCCATCTTAATATCTTCCGGTGTGTAGTGTCGGCTTACTATTTCTTTTGCAAGTTTCCACGTTTCATCTTGAAGTGGTTTCATATCTTCACGCAGTTGAAAGAATTTTTCTTTCTCTTGCGTGTTCTCTTGTTCCAAGTGTACTCGCATACGATTTGCGATTTTAGTTCTGTACTCGGAATTTAGTCTTATTCTAGCCATTTGTTTCTTTCTGTTAGAGTTAAACATAAATAGATTTTTAAACTATTGACAAGCCATAGTCAAGTAATATATAAGATTTTCTATGATGATATATGGAAACACAATTAAAGATATAATTAAGATGTACCCAAAATGGGTTTGGGCGGGAAATATTTTTTGCGTCGCCCTCGGCTTATGGGTGATATTTTGGTTGTAGATAGTTTGCTATTTTACCCAATGTTATTTTTCATTGGATTAGCAATATTATTTTTGTTTGATATTTAAAAGATTTCAAGCTTCACATTCCTAGTTAATTACTAGTAAGCCCTGATGCATCGGTAAACAATTACTGTCGGGCTTCAACGAGTGTGAAGCTCGAAATTTTTTTTCTTTAAAAATCCAATTAGGTTTCAAGCGGGTGGGCCCTCCCATTAGGGTGGGCCCGCCCAATATATATTAACCGCCATCCCCAACCACCGGCCAAGGGTACAGGATTTTCTGGGATAAGTCAATCACTTTATACGCGAGTAAAAATAAGGTTGACAGCTCCAGGGCTCTGGGATATAGTGGGATCTTACCTCGTTTGATGTTTTTCCGGTGATTAAATTTGTCAAAACATCTGGCCCCTGTTAGCCCGCCGGCAGAACGTACGAATTCACCGATGGTCCAGGGGCCTGCGCAACAATGGAAGGAAATATGACAATACAATATAAAGACCTTAAAAAAAATGACGAGATAAGATCTAAACAGCTGGGCACGCCAGTGTCTGGCAAGCTCATCGAGTCCCCGAAGCAGGGACGCGGTCTCAAAAAAACTATCCTGATCTGGTCCAAGGGTTCAGAAATTGGGATGTTTGACGAGCACGGCAGCGTCTGGGCTACCGACGTGACTGAAGTCCTGCGAGATGGCGCCTGGCTCCAGGTGACTGGACAGCCGGCCTAATGTTTAAAACAATTAAATGGAATACCGGAAGCGCGGCCGCGCGCTTCCGCAGTACTAGAAAAAAAATAAAAGAAAATAGAAAAAAAAATAAGTCTTCAAGCTCTCAAGCGGGTGGGCCCGCCCATAAAGAATCAGGGTTCAAGCAGGTTGACAAGTCCACAAGCTCTGGGATATAATAGGATTATGAAAGCAGAAATATACAACTATGAGGGCCGGCTAGTCGCTAACAACGAAGAGACAATCTTGGAGCTATTAGAAATAAATGGATACATTATTGACCCGGATGAAAAGGATATGAAAAAATTAAGAATTGAGCATGGGGTTGATGATGAATAAAAAAGAAGCCAACAAAATTACAGGCGGGCTGTCAGCTCCCGGCAAGATGCCAGAAGGCAGCTATAACCTGCCGGCCAGAGCGTGCCAGACTGGCGCGAAGCTGCGCGAGATCCCGGGCACGCCATGCTATGGCTGCTATGCCTTCAAGGGTCGATACAATTTCCCGAACGTTAAGGACGCCTTAAGCAGGCGCCTGGAATCAATAACAGATCCGCAATGGGTCCAGGCCATGGCTGTATTAATTAAAGGAAAAAAATTTTTTAGATGGCATGACTCCGGAGACATCCAGAGCGTGGAGCATTTAAAAAATATTTTTGAAGTTTGTAATTTAACACCGGACACCATGCACTGGCTGCCAACGCAGGAGAGGCAGTATTTACCTCTTGAGGGTTCAAGCGTTCCAAAAAATTTAATAATTAGATTATCGAATGCAAAAAATGACACCAAGCCCGGCAACGCGTGGACACATTGGTCAACCGTGGTAACGAAGCCGCGCGCTGGTCACGTGTGCCCGGCGCCTGAACAGGGCAACAACTGCGGCAGCTGTCGCGCGTGCTGGTCTAAAGACGTCCATGAAGTCCAATATAAAATACACTAAATTTTTTCTAGCAGATCTACACAGGAACCAAGGCCACAAGCCAAGGGTTCAAGCTTCAAGCCCAAGTCAACAAGCTCCAGGATCCGGGAGCCAGGGTACAAGCGTACAAGCTGGTCCAGGGCACAAGCAACCAGGACAAAAGTATTTTTTTTATGCTTAATATGAAAAGATATTTGGTGCGGGGAGAACCGCACAAAGTTACGGTTTTTTACGGTGGTTACTTTTAATTCAACAGTGAAAAAGTTGCCAGAAGGAGCATACCCCAACAGGTCAGGAGTACCGAATAAAGCCCAATTTTCCAGGCGTGTCCATGTAATTCCTTTCGACTCATTTTTTAATTTTCTCCAAAGTTGTCTCTCTGTCATAGGTGGTCTAACCGCCGTAACCCAGAGTTATAATTTACGAATGATCTTACCCATGGTATGGGTAGGTTTTTCACACTGAATAACTAATCGATGAGTCTCCTTGTCACCAATTATAACATTCTCCAGAAGCTGAATTCCTTTAAAATCGTATAATTCACCATCGGGCAACTCAATCTGAACCCTGGCTTCTTTAACGACTTCCGCCTTCATAAATCTTTTTAAGAGATGATTAAGTATCTTTCCGGTAACAGCCATTCTGTTGCGCTTATAAAATAACTATTATATATTGTCAAATATTATGAATATAAAACAGACTCCAGGCCCAAATAAACAATTGACACCACAGCAAATGAAATTCGCTACTCTATTGGTCTACGGAGTTGAGGGTAATCCCATTACCAAAACAGAAGCCGCAAGGCGGGCTGGATACGCGGACAGCTCAAATCGATGTTCAGTGACAGCATCTGAATTAACTAATCCACTTAAGTATCCACTAGTGTGTGCTCACATCAGCAACTTGAGAGATGAAGTAAGGCAGAAATATGACATCACCTTTGAAAAACATTTAGAAGAACTCGGAAACATTAGAGATAGGGGTAAAAAAGACAATAGGAATCTAGCCGCTGCAGCTACCACTGAAATAGCTCGTGGTAAAGTGGCCGGATACTACATAGATCAAAAGATCATTCGTCATGGAAGAATTGATGATATGAATCTAGATCAACTCTATGATCGTATGAAAACTATTAAAGAAAGAAATGAGAAACTAATAGAAGCTAAAAAAGCTCTAGCTTCTAGTGAGGAATCAGACTCAAACAGTAAAGAGCAAATAGTAGAAAAACTACCATCCCCAAAACATACATCTGATTCGGATTCCACATCCTAACTATTTTTTCTTTTTCTTTTTAGATTTAGCTTTTTTCTTCTTACCTTTTTTCTTTTTCTTTTTTGGCATATTATTATATTTCTCCTTCAATACGTTATACTTTTCTTCACTTAACCAGTCAAGATCTCCCCACGCATCATCATACATTCAACTTCTCCATCTTGGTAATACATTTAATTGGAAATACATTTCTATCTGAATACGCTTCATCCTTCTGATCATAACTAGCAAACGTCCAGAGAAACTTTTTATTTTTCTTATACACATATGCAAACGACACCATTTTAGAACATTCAAACTTATCAAACTCCTCGGCTGTGGCATGACCACCGTCCGCTGTGATGTCCAGCCAGGAGATCTTATAGAAGTAATACTTCTTCTTATTGATGGAGACGTGCTTATATTTAGATTTCTTCCTG